GGCCAGGCGGCAACACAGCCGGACGCGGCGCGATTGGTGACGCCATACCAGGCGGTCCACCGCCGCCTCCCTGCGGCGCTACAATGACGTTCACCCTGGTGCTATGACCCTTCTTACCAGTCGCGCCACCCCGCGCACGCTTGGCCAAATGGTGACGACCCTTCTCGCCATCCACACCGTCACCCAGGTGAAGCTTGGTCTTGGCCTCTCCCTTGTGCATGTGCGATTCGTGTTCGCCAACACCGCGCTCGATCATGCGCGCATCTTCCTTAGCGTCACTATGGACACCGCCGCCGCGCGCATAGCCCGTCCGACCAACCAACTTGTGCGCCTTTGCGCGCTCATGCGATCTCTCGTGCGCGTGTGGATGTGCCATATCAGGTCTCCTCGTCTCGCATGAATCCAATCGGCGCGCGGACCTCCACGCGATAGATCGGGGTGCCATCTGCATCCAACAGGCCAGTATTCTGTGGCTTGTCATCAGGAATAATTACATCAATCCGCCCGCGCTCTTCAGGATACCAGTCGTCACCGGCTTCAATCCCACGTGGGCACATGATGTAACGCCTCAAAACACACCTCCACCAAACTGGCGCGGGCCGCCGCCGCCCTGGCCGCCCTGCGCAGCCTGCTGCGCCTGCGAAGCCTGTGCCTGCACCACGTCATCCTGATGATGAGCATGCGTTACCGCCAACTCGTCCGCATGATGCACATGCTCCATAGCCAGCGACCGCTGCGCCTGCGCCTCTTTAGACTGAAGCCCCATCCGCGCCGTCTCCTCGCGAATCAAAGCTATCTTCTCCTGCGACGCCCGGTCAGCCGCATCATTCTGCGCGTCCGCATCCGCCTGACGTGCCTTCGCCTGCGTATCCACTACAGCCGTCGCCGCCTTGCGCTGGCTGTCCTGCTCTTTCTGCTGCGCATCCATCTGCTTGGCCTGCAACGCCGCCTGTGCCGCCGCCGCACCAGGATCACCCTGCGGCGCAGCGTCATGCACCAACTTGTCAGCGTCGCTAATCCCAACCATCCGCAACACACGCTGTAACAAGTCCTTAATATCCAGTAGCGGCGCAAACGCCGGCATCCCCGCCAACGTCGCCAACGCCGTCGCCAGCATCACACGATGAACCTGCGATGGCACATTCGGGTCAGACGCCGGAACCAACTCCAAATCCTTGAACTCCTCCGCTGCCCATTGCCGTCGCGGCGCAGGCAACACCTCCGATAGCGACTCCGGATGCTCCGAAAACAACTCCCGCAGCATCGTTAATTCCTGCGACATCGCCTCATGCAACCGCTTATGAACAGCCGACATGACAACGCTCTTTTCCTCCAGCATCGCCATAATCGTGCCAACCGGCACATTCGCGCGACCCTCGCCAGTCTCCATCATCGCCGCAGCGCCAACACGCGCACACGCCTGTTGCACAAGCTCGTAAAGCTGTATCGAAACCGGGGATAAATCCTTATACGGCAACGCCATCAGCACCTTGCGAATGTCGTCAATCCCCGCAGGCACCCCAATGTCAGGCCACTCCCCAGGTCCAGGCTCAATCTCATTCGTATCAGTCCGCGCCCCCTTAATCTTCACCCCACCAGGGAACGTGCCAAACATCATCGCGTCGATCAAAAGCCGAATAACCGCCGTTAGTGTCGCAACCTGATTCCCTTGTAAATGCAAAAACCCATACGCCAGAAACCCAAAACCAGGCACCATCCCGTAATGAATAAACCGGCGCTTCCGGGTAAAGTGGTCGTCCCCCTGTTTCCAGAACCGCTCAATCCGCACCACCTGACGCGAATGCCACTCCCATGTCACACGATACGGCAGCGGCAAACCTTCCGGAGCGCCCTTCTCATCAATCCCATGAATCGCTAAGTCCAGATCAGTCACAGTCTGATAGAACTGATACGGCTGATCCTGCGGACGGAAACTCAGATTCGTGACCCCAGCCACCTCCTGCTTCTTCTGCGAAATCGGGTCCGTATCCGGCATCGGAGTACCCAAATCCACCTCTCGCCACATGCCATAATGCATCCGGCGCTTAACCTCATTCCGACTCATCGCAGGCGCCTTGTGCGTCACCCGCATCGCCGTATCCAGATCAGTCGCCTCCTCAGAGACAATCAAATCCTCAGTCGAAATCGTGGAAACCCGTGGACGCCGCAACAATGGACACTGATACCCATACCGAAACATATTCCCGCCGAAGAAGAACCCGAACAATCCCCTGTCCAAGTCCGGCATATACTCCGGCATGCCCTTCGTCAGCATCAGATTAAAGTCGGCCTCAAAGTCCTGCGCCGTCGTGTCTTCAGCTTCCCCAGCCTCCGCGACCGTCTGAACCTTGGCTGGCCCATTGGCCGGCAATAACTCTCCCCGAGCCTGGGACTGTGCCTTCACCACACTCTCAAGCAGCGTCGTGTCCCTCACCGTCGAGGTCTTGCGCTTCTGCCCCTTCGTCCGTTCCTGATTCTCAATCTGCAACCCCAGCAGATCAATCCCACGGGTATAGTTGTCAATAAACCGCTGCCGACTCGCTATATCACTCTCAACCCCTTCCCGAATGTCCTGGCCTATCTCGCCCAAGGCGCCAGCCAGTTCCGGACGCGTCGCCAAATTCTCATCGAAACTCTCGTCCCGGTCTGGCTTCTCCGCCTCAACCTGCCGGACAGTGACGTTCCCCTCATCGTCTATCTCGACGCTGGTGGAACCTGGGATGGGGGGTGGATCGTCGGCAAAGCCGCTCCACGGCTGCGACGGCGGCGCATCCGGGGGGCCGGGGCGTAAAATCGAAGTGTTGTCGAGCGGGGCCATCGGCCTCGACGGATTCAGGCGTTACCCCGACGCGGGACGGCGTCTTATACGCCTAGTCTTGGGGGTTTGGCAAGAATGTTGCTTACGCCGCCACGCACTCCAACCAAGCAGAGCCTTCCCAGAGTCGATTATCCGCATCTTGGGCTTCTAATAGAGCGCGGAGACCAGAAGTCATGATACTGTAAAGCCGTTTCGGCTTACCGCAGCGCTCTGGCGTTGGCTGACTAAGGCGAGATTCCACAAGTCCCTTCGCTTCGAGACGGCCAACAGTAGAATAGATCGCACCCAGACTGACGGACTTACCAAAGCGCTCCCTCATCACATCATTGATGGAGACGGCATACCCATAGCCACTCAGATGGACGATCGCCATCAAAACCTGTCGCTCTAGCCCACCAAGTCCAGTTCTCACTGCACCACCACCCGAACGGCCTTACGCTCAGCATACCGAATACGGCGCCGCGCATTCACGGCCCCACCACATAAACCGGCCGGACAACCCGTCTCAACAATGCCGAACCCACCGCCGTCGTCCCGCTCCACATGGCCCGATCCGCCTGATCCACCGCAACCTGCTGCTGCACGCAATCCCAGTAATGCGGCGTTCCCTGCGGCGCTCCCAGCGAAGCGCACGTCGCCGCAACACGCTCGCCATAGGTGGAACAGGAGGCGAGAGTGACCACCGCTAGGATGGGGAGGCGTCTCACCGCAACGCCCTCCCAATCACATCTCCCACCGCCGCATCACTCTTGCTGTTTGTGCGCCCCGCCTGTTCCACTGCCTTCTTCAGATCACCAAGGCTGGCGCCCGTCACGAGATGGCGCTGGAGATGGTCAATCGTTCTCTCAACGTCAGCCTTCACACCTTCCGACGTGGTGCCGGTATCGCCGTCGCCCCGCGTCTCCTCGATGCGCGCTACCGCCGTGTAATCAATTTCCTGTCGGCCGCACGCTATCGGCTGGGCTACCGCTAAAGCCGATGTCTCACCGTCTGCGCCAATATAGGCAGACATCCCTGACGCGGATATGCGTCTGACAGCCTTTTCCAATGGAGTTTCCATCACACTCCGTAACGGCTTGCCACCGTCTCCCGATTGCCCCTCCATGTCCGCGACTCCCTCTCATCATCATCATACTCTTGCGCCAGTCTAATCAATCCAGAGCGCCTAAGATACCCCAATCCACCCGAGCAACAATCCGTCAAATCCTTCCAGCGCCCCTTTGGAAACTGCGATACCTCGTCAATCACCATTTCAGCCCACTCCCGATCTGGCGCAAACACCATTCTATCCTCAAACAACGGCGACACCGAGTGCAAACGCGCCACCTTATCGCCACGCGGTTCGTCCAACACAATCGAGAACTCCCCCGCATTCATCAGCCGTTGCAGTTCCTGCTTAACCCACTCAGCACCAGCCCGGTTCTCAACCACCAACACATCAACCTTACCGCGCCGACAACTATCCAGCACCTTATGCGCCAACTGCCGCAGCGTGGGCCGATCGCGCCAGGCCGCCGCCAACATCACCTTTGGACGACCGGCACTATCCGCAAACACTCCAAATCGAACAAACGCGCAGTAAGCGTTCTCCTCCTTCTCGGTAAACGCCGTATCGAGATACGCCATCGAAAATTCCCACGACGGGAAATGCATCACCGCCTGTAATGCGCCATCCTCACCCCTCGCTATCTGCGCCCACTGCGGCTCGTCAGTGGGCGGCCAAAGCTGCCACAACTCGCGCCGAATAATACCGCCACCACGAGGCGCAGGACGCTGCTGATACTGACCAGCCCATGCAAACGCTCCCACCCGACTTTCCTGCTGCGCACACCAATCCACTCCAAAGCGCTCTGGCCAGAGTGGCTCACCATCCTCCTCGCGCGGGTCTTCAAATCCGATGACCGTCACACATCGCCTGTCAGACTCCAGTGTTGCCGGCAGGCACAGATGGACAATATCCTCCCCCTCATTCTCTAACAGAAACCCCGATAGATCACCCTCGCCCTGCCGCTGCATGATGATGACTTCAGCGCCGTCGTTAGGATCGTTGGCACGCGTTCGCCATACCTCGTTGTAAGCTCGTATTTGCCCCTCAATCACCGCTAGCGACTCCACCTCGGCCGTCTTGTGCGGATCATCGATGATGCGGATCATCCCACCCTTACCAAGCGATTCCGGTATGCCGGTGGAAATACGAGACCCGCCTGCCTCTGTATCGTACTGCTCCTGATTGTCTCGGTCCTTTGCTATGACGCAATGATGCCCCCATCGCTGTTGGAACCATGTTGAGCCAATCAGCCGACGCGCTGTTACCCCATCCTGCTGCGCCTTGTTGGCGCCATAAGACGCACACAGGAACCGCACGCCAGGGCCTACCAGTGGATTACCCTCGACCATCTGTCGCGCCCAGGTCCATGTGGGCCATGCTATGGCGACGATGGATGTTTTGCTGTGCCTGGGCGGGATGTTAATGAGCAACCGGCGTATCTCGCCACGGGACACCGCCTCTAAGTGCTCGCAAATCGCCTCAATGTGCCAAGCCCCGCTAAACTCACTCGGATCGAAGTATGGCCACGCTTCTTGAAGGTAGCGATATAACGACCCCTCGCACGCTCTGGCACTGTCCTCCAACGCCGCCTGGTCTAGCGTCTCAAGCAGCATCGGACCGACTTCAGCTAGAAGTTCGGCTAGGTCATCCATCATCAATCATAGTCCACCGCTATATCCAGGAATCACGTACGGTAATCCGTATTTCCAGACCCAATCCACTCGGTTTTTCACCCACCTCCAAACATCAGCCGCAGTATATCCGCCAGCGACTTCCGCTGCTCCTCACTCAACACCGTAAGGTCAACGCGCATTTGCCTTTCGTTTGAATGATCGCGCGCAGCCCCCACGCCACGTTTCAACACAGCTTCAGTAGCGAGGAACGCAATGCGTGGATCAGGATCATCTATCAACTCAACCTGTTTTAGTATTGCTTTCAATGAGTTTTCGGCGCAAATCTTACGGACCTCGTGGTATTTTCCATCGGAGGAAAGGCCGCTGGGATTGCCCGATTTACCGGGTTGCCAGGGCTTCAGCCAGCCACCGTGCTTCGCAGGAATGGTGTCCGGCGGACTAATTGTGGTTTGATCTGTGGTGCCACAATCGCTCATGGCGCTTCATACTCCATCACAGAATCCTCCCACATCTCACGCTTTCGTGATAACGATTGTGCTGGACATAAACGAACGATGTTCGTATATATTGCAAATACGAAGCGCCAACAGGAGACAGCAAATGGCCTACTCGCTCCACATCACCAACGGCTCGATCACTGCCGATCAGATCATTGCCAGCCTTAACC